TTCCAAGAGTTAAGGTAGTGACTAATCGTCAAATGACTTGCAGGCCAATTTTCAATATGATATCTAACCCAGCCATGGTGCTCAAAAAGTTTTTCGTGTTCGTGGACGCTCAGCTCGGCCGCCTCGGCCAGCGCCTTGGCTCGGTGCAGTTGCGAATCAATTTGCCAGTGGGTTGTCTTTCCCTTCCAGATCCCGTCCGCTTTATATCGGATCGAGTAGGTCTTCTGGCCAGCTCTTTTATAAATAGAGGCCATGACACAAACGTAGCAAAGGCTACGTTCGCCTAGCAAGAAAAACATACGCAATGAATACGCATACTCATACTGACGAAAGTAGCCAAGATTGGAGGTTCAAATCCTCTCGGGCGCAAGACATACAGGCCAATGAGTTAGGGGAATCTAGTAGCAAGTCCGTAGCAAACGATCAGAATTCGACCAATTTACAGGGCGGTGAACAACCGCCCCAGCGCGGATCCGCAGGCTGGTTTTACAGTCAAAATTTAACACACCCACGCGCCGCCGAGGCCGGATCAGAGGCCCAGTGGATGCGCCCCATGAGGACGATCTGATGGACTACCAACTGGCCAAGGATCTGTTTGGTATGGCGGCGGTGTTGGTTGGTTGGGCTGTGCTGTTTGGGGTGGCGGTGAGTGGGCTGGTATTCGCCGTGGCCTTTACCTGCTGGTGCGTGGATAAGTGCAGAAAAGAGTGGGATCTGTGAATTTTGCTGGAAGCCACATGAGCGCCCCCGCGCTCGTAAAAGCGACTAGCAGCCTTGCCGGGGCGTTCTATCCGCTGCCGGTGGAGGTGATTCTGTGAACGATTATTCATCCAGATCTGTGGGCGCTGGGGAGTGGTCATCGGCCATGGCGATGATCCAACTGCAAAAGGATTACAAGGATGCGATCAAAAGGCTGGCCGAGCTGGACGCCAAAATGTCCGTGCTTTGGCAAAAGCACATGCTGGATCAAGGGGAAGCAAAGTGAGCGCCTTGTCCGCAAAGTTCGCAATGCTCTGGAAGGCTTACAAAGGCCCAGAGCTGATTGCTGAGCACAAGTTCCACCCAACCCGCAAATGGCGTTTCGACTGGGCAATGAAGCAGGGACGTTGCGCGGTGGAGATTGACGGCGGCGTGTTTATCCGCGGCCGCCATAGCAGAGGCGCTGGGATGATGAAGGACGCAGAGAAAGGCCGAGCGGCCTGCGATCTCGGCTGGCGTGTGTGGCATTTCACTTCGGCTTGCGTAACGCCAGCGGCCGTAAAGCAGACCGTGGAGTCATTCAGATTGGCGAACAAATGAATCCCAAAAAACCCGACTGGCTTATCGAAGAGGAAGAGGACCGTAAGCGCACTTACATGATCGACGATGTAATAAGCCGACGGGATCAAGAACGGGACGAGCCGGAGGACGAGTCGTGATGCCTACGCGTGCTTTTCTATTTATGGAGACGGCCACGCTACGGGCCGAGAACAAGGCGCTGAAGAATTTAAAGATCGCCGTGCAACTGGGCGACTTAACCGAAGCGCAAAAGCTAGCCCGCCAACACGACGACGCCTGGGTGCGGCCTGAGGACACTTTTACGGCAAGCGGATTCGCACATGAGTCGAACGATTTTTGCGACGACGAGTAGTTGCAAAACCAAGAAACAACAACAAAGAAACCAAAATAGGAGAAACAGAATATGGCGATAATGGCATCACGCGGTGGAACATACACTCCGGCCCCCGAAGGGTCGCACGACGCAGTTTTCTGCGACGTAGTGGATCTAGGAATGGTAGACGGCACGTACGGCAAGAAGCATCTGGTGCAGGTGGTGTGGCAGTTGGCGGTGAAGATGGAAGACGGGCGGCCGTTTACTGTCTCACGTCGCTACGGCCTCTCTCTGCATGAGAAGGCGGCTCTGTACAAGGATCTGAAATCGTACGGCAAGAAGGCGCCGCCGGCGAATCTCGATCTGGAAACGCTGATCGGCAAGCCATGCACGGTGCTTGTGGTGCATGCCGAGCGCGACGGCTCAACCTTTGCTAACGTGCAGGCGCTACTGCCTGCCGGTGCGAAGAAGCTGACAGTCGATAAGGACTTCCTTCGCAAGAAGGACAGATCTGCAACAGGTGCAAATCCGACGGTAATCGGAACTGATGACGGGGACGGCAACACGGTCCCGTTCTAAGAAACAGAAAAACCTAATTGCCGGGCTGGGTGGTCACGCTTTGTGACCACCCTCCTCCGGCAGAAAGAAATCCTATGAATTATGATCTATTGATTCGGTTGGTTGGAACTGCGGCGGTGGTGGCCTTGTTCGTTATGGCATGGCCAATCCTACGGAGCTGGAAGGACTAGTCATGGCAATGCTAGTCCCAACGGCTAAAACGGAATCCGCCCACTACTACCTAAAAACGGGAGAGAGCTGTCACGGCACTTTGCGGGAGGCTCGCAAGGTCGGCGCCTTTCCAAGCGTGACGACAATCCTCGGCGCTACGCTGGCTCGCCCTGGTCTTGAGAATTGGAAGGTGGCAAAGGGTATTGAGAGCTCACTGACTTTGCCCAGGCGCGACAACGAGCTGGACGCAGACTTCGTTAAGCGAGTCGTTCACGACATGGGCATTGAGACGTCCGCGGCCGCCGAGAAGGGGACTGCGGTGCACGCCTTAGCTGAGCAGGTGATGGCAAAGCAGCCACGGCCGCAGCTGTCGTCGGAGATGTTGCCCTTTTGGTTTGCGCTTGAGAAATGGCGAGATGAGAAGATTACCAAAGTTTACAATCAAGAGTTTGTGGTGGTGAACGAGCAGGACGGTTACGCCGGCCGGTGTGATATGACGGCAGAGCACAAGGACTACGGCACCGTAATAGTCGACTTTAAGACACGCGGCCGGAGCAAGCCGGTGGGTAAGAAGACGGTCGGCATTATCCCAACACGCGAAGGGGACATTCTACAGCTCGGCGCTTATCGCCACGGGACGTTTGCTGATGAGGAGGCGAGTGACGTGGTTTGCTTGTCGGTGCTGATCGACAACCAGACGGGCGAGATTACTGAGCACGCCTGGACGTGTGCTGAGGCGGTCAAGGGCTACGAGGTGTTTTGCCATCTGGTAGCGGTGTGGTGCTGGCTGAAAAAGTACGATCCAAGGGAGGTAGCGGTATGAGTATTGAAATCTGGAAAGACGAATCGGTGTTGGAGCAGTTGGTCAACAAGATCAGAGCGCTTGAGTTTGAGCTGGTTATCGCAAAGCGTGACCGCGACCAGGCGATGTCTGGGATGGTGGCGGCTGAAGTGCGAGAGAACGAGCTGATTGATAAAATGAGGGTGGGGCTGTGAGTTTCAAACTACGCAAGGGCGACACCAGGCCAACCATCCGCCGCATGTGGGGCCTAGCAAGGCGCCTTAGGGAAAATCTGTCACTGCCTAGTGCGCAAAAGTTAGCGGCTGAGTTTGAGTGCTCATACAAAACAATCAGCAGAGACATCGATCTGCTGAGGGACTTTATGGGCTACGAGTTGCAATGGGACGCACGGGCGTTCCAGTACCGGCTAGCGGCCCCGCTACCAAAGGCGGTGCTATGACCCTCGCCCAACTGATTGAGCTATTCGACGCACGGATCGTCGCCACATACACCCCGGCACAGTACGCCAGGGAGTGCGCAAGGGCGAAGGCGGATCGGGTGCGCTGGGGAATGGGGCAGTGGTGAAGAAGTTAGATTTTTATTTAACAGACATACTTCTTTACACGCTGAAAAGAACACAAGTACAAAAAGTTTTTATCAATGAAGCCATGGAGTTTGGGTGGGAAAGACATGAAGCCAAAGAAATGTACGATGAGACCTTCAAGATATTAGCCAGGCATTTTCAAAACGCAAAAATATGACACAGACAACCTTTTTTAATGAGCCAATCACCGAAACTAGGTCAACTTCGTCTAATCTGGCGCAAGGATATGCTTACGAGCCCCTTTGCGTTGGGATGATTTTGAGACTCGGATTAATGGCTACTCAAATACATGGCCAAGACTCTGCTGATGTATGGCTTAAGCATGAAAAGTATCTTTGCGTTATAAACGCAAAAAGCTCGCAAGAAATTAGGGACGGCAAAGTGCGCGGATCTGTTTGTCGGGGTAGGTATGAAAAAACAAAATACAGCGAAGATGAGGTTGATATTATTGCATTTTTTTACACTGGTTCTATTTGGCCTCTTTTTTTTCATATAACACAAGAGGATCGAAAGCACGTTTCCGTTGAACCAAGAATGTTTACCGAAGAAATGTCTGTGAAAACATTCAACACTGCATTTCAGATTTTTAAGGATCGGCTATGAGCGTAAAACGAAACGACTGGGCATTGAAGGTGATGGATCGGGGGCTGGAATACCTTGCCGAAAACAACATGCGCCTGGCTAAGCAGCAGTTCAGCGTCGTGCGACTAATTCTAAAGGAGCTAGGCGATCGGGCGAAGTTTTACAGAAAGCGGGACATGGAGGCTAAGAAGAAATGAATTTACCACCAAAGACACAGGCTTTGATTTTGAACGGAGCGAGCAAAGGCGAGCGAAACACGACGCTGTTCAATCTGTGTTGCCAGTGGCGGGACTCCGGCATGACGCAGGATCGCGCTTACGACGAGGCGGAGGTCTGGGCGCTACGCAACGGCCTTGGCCATAAGGAGGCAGAGGGCTGCATCCGCTCCACCTACACTAAGCCAGCCAGGGAGCGGTGGGAGCCAAAGGCTAGGTATGGTCTGAATGGCCACAATGGTCTGACGATTGTTAAAAATGACATGCCGGTGCCGGCGATGCCGATTAGCGTTGAGTCTGGGCCGATAGATAAATTCCTCACTACTTGTTTCGACGTGGGAGATCAGATCAACATCTGCCGATCCATTAAGGACGGGGATCGTGAGCGGCCGCAAGGTTACGGAGAGATTAAAACCCGCGAGCAATGGCTGGAATTGTTTAAGGCAGACGGATTGAAAGATTGGCAGGGCAAGGCGGTAGGTGTCTATGTGTCGATCAACGCTAACAATGGACAGGGGAAAAAGAGTGAAGACGTGGTTAAATGGCGGCACTGCTTAATCGAGTTCGACGAAAGCACACTGCAAGAGCAGTGGGCGATTATTAAGCGCAGTGGTTTACCTACTTCTGCAATCATTAAAAGCGGAGCACGAAGTCTGCATGCTTGGGTAAAGGTTGACGCATCTAGTGCCAAGGAGTTTGAAGAACGTGTTGATTTTATTTACAAGCATCTAGAGCACTCGAAGCCTGACCCAGCAAACAAGGACGCTGGCAGATACTCAAGATTGCCAGGAGCGATGCGGACTGCCACTGGCCAGCAGCAAGAACTGGTCGAGTGTGGTGCGCCTTCCTTGACTTACATGGAGTGGGTAGAGCGCACGATTTATGGAGATATCCCCGAGCCATATATCTGGGACAATTTGCTTAATTTTAAGGAAACTGAAGACCCTACTCAGCTCCTTGGTAAGCGATGGATTTGCCGTGGTGGATCGGCCTTATGGGTAGGCAGCAGTGGGCTTGGTAAGTCTGTGCTTTGTCTACAGGCCGCAATTACCTGGGCAACGGCAGAAGCCTTTTTTGGGATTAACCCGCACGGGAACGGATTGAGGTCGCTAATTATCCAAGCCGAAAACGACGAGGGGGATGTGGCTGAATCGGTGCAAGGCGTGTTTAGGGCCATGAATCTAACCGAGAAACAAAAGGACATTGTTAAGGCGAATGTGATTATCGTCCGTGACTGTACCTCGACCGGCGAGAAGTTTGTCGATCGTGTCCGCAGATTGGTTGAAAAGTACAAGCCCGATTTGGTGTGGGTGGATCCACTATTGGCTTTTATCGGCGGCGACCTGTCTAGCCAAGAGACCGCTAGCGAGTTCCTTCGCAAGATGCTTAACCCGCTATCCTTGTCCGCTGGGTTTGCTTGGATGCTTATCCATCACACCCCAAAGCCAGTTAAGGAAGGCAACGGGTATCAAGGCGCAGACAAAGCATATAGCGGATTTGGCTCAAGCGAGTTGACCAACTGGGCGCGGAGCGTTCTGACCCTTGCGCCGTGTGGCGAGGATGCCGATGGAAAGCGTATCTACAGGCTTGAGGTGACCAAGCGCGGGAAGAGATCAAATCTTAACTACAACGGCATTATCCCGCAAAATGCAGTTCAGCCCCACGTTAATCTAAGCCACAGCGATGTTGGGCTGGCGTGGATACAGGCTGGTGAGGTGGTGAAAAAGAAGCCAGGGCCGGAAGCTCAAAGCGTAGATTTCTCAAAGTATAAGGATTATCCGTGTGCTCGCATGGCGCTCCAATCTTGGGTGATGAAGCAATCTGAGGGCATTTCTGAATCAACGGCATACCGGATTGTAAGTAAGGCAGTAGAGATTAATACCATCAAGAAACAAGCAAACGGAACTTACGTCTTGGAGGACAAAATCAATGAGCCCTTTTAACCTTCAAGATAACCTGAAGGTACCTTCAAGATCGGTTGACGGTACCACATTCAAGATCCCCCCCTTAAGGGGGATCTTGAAGGTGAAGGCTGAAGTTAGAGAACATCTTGAAGGTAGGCACCCATGATCGACCAAGAAGCACTAGAAAGGATGCCTTGCGGATCCCCCCATGTTAGTAGCCAGATCGACGGCCTATCTGACCTAGTTCGTGAAGGGTATGCGTACTTAGGGGTTACGGTAACCACGTCATCTGTGGCACTAACGACCAAGGTTTTCTATTACCTAATAACTAAGGCGCCTGAGCACCCGGCGGTTCAAAACATGACCGAGACGCTTGACCAGGCGGTGCTGTCGGTGGTGCTTAACAGGTCGCCCAAGTCTATGACCCAGCATGCCAAGGACTTTAACATCACTAAGCAGGCGTTTAGTAAGCGGGTTATGAGTGTGACGGATCGACTGGGTGTGCCAGTTAGATCACAGAAAAGCCAACAGGCCAGAAAGTCTTACGAAGTTAGAGCAAGGAAACACCACGCAAAGCGGCGGCGTGACATTCCTAAATTCAATTACGCCGCATTAGGAAAACCAAGCAAATGATCAAACTAAAAGAAGTAATCAAACAACTAGAGAAGCAACGCAAGGAGGCAATTCAGTGCGTGGCCGATACTATTAACCTGACTTCACAGGCCGGCGTGCTCATCACCAAGGCCAGAGCCAACGGCGAGAACATGGACGACCTGTTCGATAGCGTTGGCATAACAGGCGAGCAGGCTAAGCGGTATGAAAAGGTGTCTATGTTCCAGCATAAGCTGGGAAGCG